TCTTTATTTGGCAGGACGTGGAGAGGAATGTTGGAAAAGAAAATCATTCGTCCACCCGGCGGGCAGGATTATAAGAAAGTATCCGGTGAACTGAATACAGTGTTAGATGGTCTGATCACAGACTGTTTCGGTGATTATTTTGTTGTATCTCGAAGCGATACGGGAATATTTGTAACTGATTATCAATTTGATAGGTACTGTACTTTACTGGCAGGTCTTACAAAGATGTTAAAAAGTGTCGGGCATCGGTTACAGATACGGTATGTACAGCAGGAGAGAGGGCAACCCGGATACGTGGAATTGTCGGCAGTACCGATTGAGGACTACTCGGAAAAAATTGAACTGTCACAGGACAGCCGGCTGAACTTTACATTTGATGAAAATAAAAACGGGATCAATCATTTGATTTGTCTTGGAAAAGGTGAATTGCAGGATCGGCAGGTGATTGATCTGTATGTCCAGGAGGACGGCAGTATTGGCAGAGATTTGTTTTATACAGGAATCAGGGAAGTTTGTGGAGTATATGAAAATACGTCAGCAGAGCGTGATGAGCTGGAAGAAAAAGGAAGAGAAAAGCTGGCGAAGCTTATGAACAGAACTATTTTTGAAATGAATGTTGAGCAGTTAAAAATGAATGTTGAGATTGGGGATATTATCGGCGGGCGTGATTACGACACTGGGATGTATGCGGCAAAGCCGATTGCAAAAAAGATTTACCGGGTAGCGGGAGGAAAGACCTCTCTTGAATATAAAGTAGAAGGAGATGATTAATTATGGAATTAGTAACAGGAAGATCGGGGAAGCCGCACATCACATCACAGCAGGTTCGGCAGCTTCAACAGGGTATTTTTGGGGCGAATGCCTGTATCCTTAATACGGGAAGTATGCTGACACCGGAAGTGCAGAGCTCAAATAAAATCCGTATCAAAGATGGCGCGCTGATGTTTCAGGGTGCTCTCTTTACTGTTAAAGTTGGGGGTTACGATGAGGTAACTATCAACAATGGTAATCAAGGAATGAAGAGAAAAGATGTGATTGCAGTCAAATATACATATGACTCGTCACGAAACATTGAGTCAGGAGAATGGGCGGTTGTGCAGGGTACGCCAGCGGCAAGTAATCCGGCAGTGCCTAGTATGCCAGTAACGGATGGAGATATTCAGGCGGGTGATGCAGAAGTGTATTGTCCGGTATTTGTAATTAATTTGGATGGGATAAATGTTACGGGCGTCGATATCATACCTCCGATGATGGATGATATGTCTACGATAAATAAATATTTGTCGGAGTTGCAGTCGTATCACGATAAAAAGACGCTCACACCAACCGATCTGGGAATAAGAGCAGGAGTGTGGACAGCCATAGCAAACAACTCGTATAAAATCGGTAAAACGATACACCTAAATATGGAAATTTATACAACTGCCACAATAGTCGCGAATAATGTGTACGACAATGTTTTTACGATACCGTCACAGTATCGCCCGTTAAATGATACTGTTGTAAATGTGACAGCGTCAGATGGGTCATATAAAAATCCGGTGGCCTGCACATCTATGGCAAGGACAAACGGAAATTTGTTTGTCTGCATCCCAAAAGCTACAAATAATTATCTTTTTATCGATGCGGAGTGGGAAGTCGGATAGATCTAATCACTTCCAGGTACCTCGAGCATAGTAAGATAAATCAAAACTTGCTACATTCCAGGTCACAGCAGAAAGCAGATGGTATGAAAAGCTTGATTTGTAGCCATTTGCAGATCCGTACACCTTGCCCCATATCGCGCCGCCAGCTCCTATTGTGAGCACGATATTACATTTTGTTTTTGATGCAACCGGGAAGTTTAATGTAAATTGTCCGCTTGTGTAAATGCTACCGGCTTTTGTTCCGATCGCGCATGTAAACGGCGAATTGAACCACATTTCGAGAGTCCCGTCGCTCCATTTGCGATATTTACCGTTGGAGTTGCTACCTTCTTCAACGATGTAGTTTTTTATTTTTGTAAAATCAGATGATAACTCCGACAAATATTTATTTTTCCAAAAGATTAAGATAAGAAAGGACTGATATTTATGAAGCTTATTTTTAATGATGCAACCGAGATTGTTGTTCAGCAGGTTGAATCCCACGGGGATTACCTGCGAATACTGACGGTTGGAAATACTCCGGAACAGTTAAAGGTGCTGTTTACTGACTCTAGTCGGACAGCCCGCATGATTGTACAGGAGCGAGGGCAGACCGTAGCTGCGTATGAGGGATATACAGCATTTTACAGGACGGAGATTTATACCGGGAAGATTTACGGCGTGGTGATGTACAAGCAGGAAACCCTTCCGGAAACGCAATCGCAGATGATTCAGGCCGCTATGCTGGTTGCACAGATGCAGGCACAGACATTTGATGATGAGCGGGCGCAG